ATAGTGATTTTGATATTATTGTATATCAATGGAATAATTTTGGTAAATATTTAGATTATTCATACAATCCAGTGTTGTCTAGTTTATTAAAATTAAATGGTCATGAAAGATTTGCAGAACAAAGTGGTGAATTCTTTAATTATTTGCAACCTTATGAAACTCATAAAAGTACTCCTAAAGACGGTATTAATTTATTTAGTTTTGCTTTAAATCCTTTAGAACATCAACCATCAGGAACTTGTAATTTTTCTAGAATAGATAATACATCATTAAATATAAAATTTGATTCAGATATAATAAATGTGAGTGGTACGAAATTAGTAATATTTGTATTAAATTATAATATATTAAGAGTGATGAATGGTTTAGCAGGAATTTCATATAGTAATTAAAAAATATATAGTTTTTAAAAAAATATATAGAATTAAGCAAAAATTTTTTTGTGTATATATTATATATATAGATGGGAGGCGGTTTGATGCAACTCGTTGCCTATGGTGCACAAGATGTTTACCTTACAGGTAATCCACAAATTACTTTTTTCAAAGTTGTCTACAGAAGACACACCAACTTTGCTTGTGAAGCAATTGAACAAACATTTAATGGAACTCCAACTATGGGAGGAAAATCAACAGTTGTAATTACTAGAAATGGAGATTTAGTAACAAAAATGTGGTTGAAGACTACTGTTACTGCTTCTGGTGAAGTAACTACAAATGATTTAGGATATGCAATTATTAAATCAGTAGAATTACAAATTGGAGGAACTAAAATTGATAAACATTATGGAAGATGGATGCATGTATGGAGTCAATTAACAAGAACAGCAGAACATGCAGATGCTTTTACTGCTATTGTATCTCCTGGTAATTTGGCAGCTGATGATGTAAAAAATTTATATGTTCCATTACAATTTTTCTGTTGTAGAAATGATGGTTTAGCTTTACCATTAATTGCATTACAATATCATGATGTAAGATTAGAATTTGAATTTGATTCTATTCCTAATGTATCTTTATCTAATACAACTTTATTAGTAAACTATGTTTACTTAGATTCCGAAGAAAGAAAAAGATTCGCACAAGCTTCTCACGAGTATTTAATTGAACAATTACAATTTACTGGTGTAGAAACTATTGCAGGTACTGGAACCAGCAAAGTAAGATTAAACTTTAACCACCCAGTTAAAGAATTAATCTGGGCTGCTGATAATGATTTCGGAAGTTTCGGTGATTCAACAGCTGGAACTGCTAACCCAGTTTCAAGTGCTTTATTACAATTGAACGGACACGATCGATTTAGCCAAGAATCTGGTGCTTTCTTCAACTTCGTACAACCACATACTCACCACACTAGAACTCCAAGTGTAGGTATCAATGTATACTCTTTCGCTTTGAACCCAGAAGAACATCAACCATCTGGAACATGTAACTTTTCCAGAATTGATAATGCTACTTTAACAGTTACTATGGCTGATGCTTCTACTTCTTTATACGTATATGCTGTTAACTACAACGTATTAAGAGTTATGTCTGGTATGGGTGGTGTTGCGTATAGCAATTAGATTTATTATATAGAATATAAAATAAAATATATTATTTGAATAAAGTTATTTAAAGACTTACTTTGTATAATATTTATATAAAATATGTCTTTTGTAGTAAAGATTCATGAAAAGGAGTTTAAATTCGACATAAGTAATTTTGAAGATTTATGTACGAATAATTCAAAATCAACATCATTGATAAGATGGAAATTAGATAATAAAATTCGACCATATCATTTAGATAATAATGGCAAAACAATTTATTTATTAGACAAAATTATGAAGAGTAAGTGTAATGATAAAATTACATTTATTGATGGTAATATATTTAATTACAGTATATCAAATTTAAAAATTATAGAAGAGAAAACAATTTGTTATAAAGGAGAAATTTATAAAGTATTAAATAAGATTGGTGGTCATATAAATAATAAAGGTAAATCAGCAGGTATCGAAAAAAATTCAATTTATAAAACAATTAATATTATTTCTAAAAAAAATAAATATTTTATGGAATGTAACAATGATTACACAATTATTTCTGAAGAATCAATTAATAAAGTAAAATCTTTTAATAATCAACAATTAACTTGGTATAAATTATCAAATGGATATATTGGAGCTCATGTTGTTATAGAAAATAATGATACTATATTATACCTACACCAACATCTAATGGATTATTACGGAAACGGCTTAAGTAAAAATACAAAAACTGTTGATCACATTAATAGAGATAAATTAGATAATAGACTATCCAACCTACGTCTAGCCACACAAAGCCAACAAAATCAAAACACCGATAAAAGAAAAAGACAATCTACTGCACAAGAATTACCTCAAGAAATTACACAAAATATGCTGCCTAAATACGTATGCTACTATAACGAATGCTATAATAAAGAAAAAAAATTATATAGACAATTCTTCAGAATTGAAGGCCACCCTAAACTAGATAAAGACATAAGTAGCTCCAAATCTAATAAAGTTTCAATTCAAAATAAACTTACCGAAATTAAACAATACTTAGAAAATATAGAACAAGATAAAGAATGCATTAAAGAAAAAAAAGAATTACCAGTTGGTATAAGACTAAAAGAAAAAGATGAAGAATCATTTTTTATTTTAGATTATAGAATTAATAGTAATAGATTTAATTTCAAAATGAAGTTAAATAAATCTAAATCTTATGATGAGAATTACGACTTGTTTAAGAAAAAAGTTGTCAATAAGTATCCTGAATATGAGATTTAATAAAAATTGAAATTATATTGTTATTAAATTATTATCATATTTTAACTAAAATGAAATTATATTTAATATTACTAGTTTTTATAATGTTAATAGATCAAAGCGTACACGGTGGAACTATTTTTAAAGTAAATTATTTTGGAGAAATTACAAATGATGATTTAGATCAAGAAATTAATGAAATAAAAAAAGTTATACAAAAAGGAAATTATGCAAGTTATATTTTAGAATTGACAGAATTGATTACATATGAAAAATTACAAGATTTAAAAAATATAAAAGATATAAATTTATTCATAGAAAGTTATAATACTTATAATAAAGTTAATAACATTATTACTTCTAATTTAAAAACATTAGTTAATCATGAAGGAACATATACATATTCTAAAATAATACAAAAATTAATTGATTACACAAAAACAACAATTTATGAAATAGAAAAAAATAATAATCATCAGCATCAGATAAGAGATTTTAGACCTGCAGAAATATATAATAATATTAAAAATATTATTATTAATTCAGATAATAGTACATTAAATAATATAAAATTAGAAAAAGAAAGATTAGTTTTATGTTCAAAAATTTTAGAAATATATTCTAAGTTAAAGGAAGAATTAGATATAGATAATGAATATTATTTTAGTAAAGATTATAATTTTATTTTTGAAGAAATATATACAGTAGGTTTACAAATTTTAAATTATAAAAAAGATCATGAGAAGATTGTTGAATCAATTTATAATGAATATGGTGATTATTGTAATACTTTAAGTTTATTAAATTCTTATTTAGAAAAAAAATTGATATAATAATTATTATAATAATAATTTTTTATATTATAAAAAAATGTATTTAATATTTCTAATTTTAATAACAGGCGTGTTTGGAAATTATCTTCGTCAACAAGAAGTACCAAAATATAGATGTATGTCTATAAATTCAGAAGTAAGTAATGAATTTTGTGAAGATATAAATTGTGTATTAATTTATGATGATTTTTGTAAACCAAGTTGTAAATCTATAAGTGATGAATATAGTGATGAATGGTGTCAGAGTATGAATTGTTCAAGTATTTATTCAAATTATTGTGAAGAATTAAAAAATATTTAGTATTATATATGTTTAGCTTTTTTAAGAATTTGTTTAAAAAAAATGAGGAGACTGTGGAGCCAATAATGGATAACGAATTATCAATTTCTATTCCTAGTGAAGTTGAGATTGAAACAATTGAAGTAAATCAAGAAGGTGGTGGAATTAAATATTATGATAATATTTTTTCAAGAAATGTTAGTAAATTATAAAAAATACATAAAAATAAATTATATAATTAGTTTTATGAATAAATATTTAGAATATTTAGAAAAATATAAATTAGATAAAAGTATATCAATCAAGGAATTTATTAAGAATTATAAAAAATTGAATTAGAATAATATTATTATAAATTTTTATAATAATATTAAAATGGATAATAAAACTAGTATTGCTTATTATATTTCAGAGTGTGAAAATGAATCATTCAAATGTCCAATAAGTCTTGATTTAATGGAAGATCCAGTATTTTTAAATGATGGACATACATATGAAAGAGATAATATTAAATTTCATTTACTTAAATCTAGTAAATCACCAATGACAAATATTAATTTAACAAATTATCCTATATTAATTAACAATAATAGTTTAAAAAATCAAATTAATGAATGGAGGGATAATAATACTTTAAAAAGAGAAATAATTTTTGAAGATAAAAAAGTAAAATTTAAAGATAGTAAAGAAAATGTCACTTGTGAAAAAATAGAGTTATTTGAAGATGATTTTAAATATTTTGGTTCAGTTAAGGATGGAAAAAAACATGGAACAGGAAAATTAATTAATATATCAAAAGAACAAAAAAACTATTATGATGGAGAATGGTATAACAATAAAAAAAATGGTAAAGGTATATTTATAGAAAATGACATAAAATTTATAAGTAAATGGTGTGAAGATAAAAAAAATGGTATTTCTATTATATTATTTGATAATGTATGTGCATCTATTGATAATAATAATAAAATTAAAGAAAATTGTATTATTCAGTGTGAATATGAAGAAGATGTAATTTCAGAATCAGTAATAATATTTTATGAAGATGGAAGAAAGTATATAGGTAAAGTAGATGATAATTTTAATCATTATGGTAAAGGAGAGTTACATTTTTTAGATGGGACAATATATAAAGGTATTTGGAGAAATGATAATGAATATCCTTGTAATGAAGAAATAATTTATAAAGGTTTTGTTACAAGAGATTCTAGAGAATTAATATTAAATTTACAAAAAAAAAACAATAAATTAAATTATCAGATAGATAAAATATCAAAACAAGTTAATCAAAATATTTCAATAGAAGTAAATAATAAAATAGTAAATATTAGATTTGAAATAGATAATAAATCGAAGGAATTTCTTAATATTATTTTTGACAAATTATTTTTAAAAATAATTAATGAAATTAAATTATCATTAATTAAAAATGAATTTAGATGGTATAATGATGATAATTTTAATTATATTTCAGAAGATTCATCAGATGAAGAAAGTATAGAAAAAAATTATTTTCAAGGGAGCAATAAATTAAAATTAAATAAGAGACATTTCATTAAAATAATGAAAGAACTTTTATCAGAAAATCAAAGTAATTTTTGTAAAGGCGAGATAGAAATAAATATTTGTAAAAATAGTAATTTAAAAAATATATTTAATAGTAAAAAAAAAAACTTATTAATAAAAATAAAAAGTGTTTATAATATTTTAAAATTACATTTAAAAAATATATTTTATGATGTAAAAATAGATTATGATGTTATAATTTGTATTTGTACATTTTTTGAAGTAATTATTGCTGAAATATTAGAATTATCAGGTTGCGAAAAAATTAATAAATTTGTAGATGATGAAATAAAATTTAGCGATAGATCATCAATTTTAAATGAAGCAAATGTATTATTAACAATAGATTTGAATATAATTAAATCAGTTATAAAAAATAAAAATGATTTATGTGATTTAATTTCTAGTAAGCTAAAAATTGAAATATAATTTTTTTTTTATATTATGATTTATGTTATAAAATGTTAAAATTTAGTTTCGCAAATAATGTTAATAAATGTGATATACAAACATTTAAATGTCCTATAAGTCTTGATTTAATGGAAGATCCTGTATTTTTAGAAGACGGACATACATATGACAGAAAAAATATTGAAGATCATTTAGTTAATTCAAATAATTCACCATTAACAAACGAATATTTATATGATATTACATTAACATCTAATTTTAATTTAAAAAGTCAAATTAATGAATGGAAAATTAAAAATATTTTAAAGAAAGAAATTATTTTTAATGATAATTTATTCAAATATAAAGATAATAATAAAAATGTTTTTAGTGATAAAATAGAAATGTATCATGAAGATTTTACTTTTAAAGGATCAGTAAAAAATGGATTAAAAGATGGAAAAGGTCAATTAATTCTAAAAAATGGTATTATATATAACTTTAATTGGGTTAATGGTGAATTTGATGGAAAAGGTGAAATTATTTATAATAATGGTGATGTTTATGAAGGGTATGTAATTAATTATAATCGTAATGGAAAAGGAAAAATAGTTTATAAAAATGGTGATATTTTTGATGGTTATTGGTTAAATGATATGAGATCTGGTTATGGTAAATATATTAGTAATGAAGAAAAGTATACAGGAGAATGGGCAAATGATAAAAAAAATGGAATAGGAATTTTAGAGTATAAAGATTTCATTGTGGAGAGTAAATGGATTTGTGATATTAGAAATAATTTATGTAAGATATATTATAATAATGGAAGTAAATATATTGGAGAAGTGAAAGATAATAAAAAGCATGGGAAAGGAGAATTATTTTTAAAAGATGGGACAATATACAGATGTAAATGGATAAATGATGAAAAGGTAGATAATATAGAAATAATTTATAAAAATGGTGATTTTTTTAAGATACATGCAGATGATTACAAATGTATAAGATCAAAAAAAAATAATAATATTTATATTAATTTTAAGATAAATAACATTTTAAAAGATTTAAGTTCAGATGTGTATATTAATATTGTAGCAAAAGAATATATTGATAAAATATGTTATAATATACTTGATATTTTAAGTAATAAATTTAATAATTATTTAGATAATAATAATGATGAAGTAAATGAAGATTTATTAGAAGAATCATCAGATGATGAAATATTTAAAAATTTAGATAATTATAACAAAAAAAGATTGAGGAATATATCAATTGATACTTTATTAAATTTGTTAAAGGAATTAGTTCCAGGATGTTTATATTCAAATTGTTTATCAGATATATATAAAAATATTAATAAGATAGATAGTATAAATAGATTTCTTATTAATAAAAAATTTGGTTTTAAGATTAAAATAAATAGTATTATAAAATTTTTTAAAAATAAATGTGGTAATTTAGCAATTAATTATATTATTATGGTAAGTATAGTTACGTTATTAGAATATATTATTAATGAAATATTAGATTTATCAATAAATAATATATTAAAAGAATCAAATTTAATTAATATTGAGAATGTAAAATCAGTAATTAAAAATGATAATGAATTATTTGAATTTGTTAATAATAAATTAAAAATAGATTTATAATTTTTATATAAGTAATATTTAAAGATAAATTATATTATAATAAATAATGACAGATTTGTTAATAGAAGATCCAGTAATAAATAATCAGACATGGGCAGTTGTTTCATTAATTACACCAAAATTAGTAAAAAATTGTAATAAGTTTTTATTAAAGGTAAAAGGTATTTATAATTCTAATAAAAGAGCGAATGATGAGGCTAAAAAATTTCATAATAAAGAAAAAGATTTTCCAATTTTTGCGATTGAAGTAGGTAAATGGATAGCATATAAAGATGATTTTAAAGAAGGAGATGATCTAAATAGTGAATTAAATGAATTAATGAAATTATATTTAGATGAAAGAAAGGAAGCTAATGAGAGTCATGAACGTAGAAAAACTAATTATGATGATACTACATTTATTGTTCCAACTGAAAAAAATGATACATCAGAAATTTTAAAATCTGAGGAAGTTATGAATGATAATAGTAAAAAAATAGAATATTTAAAAGAGGATGATGTAACAGATCAAAAATATTATTGTATTTCATTTTTAACAAGTGATCAATTAGTTAAGGAGAATAATTTGCTTAATATAAGAGGTTTTAAAGTAAGGGGTATGTATAGTAATGAGGAGGATGCGAAAGAGAGATGTAAGAACTTATATAATGTAGAGAGTACGATAAACACATATGTTGGAAATATTGGTCATTGGGTAGCATGGGAGGACAATTCAGAGAATGCGGAAGATTTCGAGTATGCGAATAATGATTTAAATAATTTGATGAAGGCGCATAAGGAGAATCAGGAGAAGGTGAAGATGTTTAATTCAGTTGAGAATCAGACATTAAAAAATAATGATGATAAAGAAAAGGATGAGTTATTAAGTGAATTAGTAAATGAATCATTAGATGATGGTAATTTAAATAAAGAGTTAGAGGAGGCAAGAAAGAAGTATGATAATATGTTAAAGGAGGAGAATAATAATTTATAATTTATGTATAATTTCTATAATTTGGTTAATTTTTTTATTAAGTATTTTTTTATGTATATATTTAGGTATATTCATATTAGTATTAGAAATAAGATTAATATGTAATGTATCATGATATTTTTTATTGAATATAATTGTATTATTCATATAATAATTATCAATTTGTATTTTAAATTTATCATAATCTTTAGTAAGAGTCATATTAGAATTTACTTTAATTCCAGTAACATAGGATTTATAGTTAAATGAGATAATATTATTATTATTAAATTGTATATCTTGATCAGTATTAAGAATAGTTTTTAAATTATCATTTGTGAATATTTCGCAATTATTTAAATTAGTATTAACGTAATAATCTAAGTTAATTGGTTGTATAAATGGAGTTATAAAAGAAAAAAGCATAAATCTTTTAAGATTCATATATATATAAAATATATTTAATATATATATGTTAAATTCAAAAGTGTTATTATCAATATTATTTATAATATCTATAATATTTATTACAATCGATATGACAAAAAGTACTTTTAAATGTGAGAAAAAACAGACTGAATATAAGTATGTACCTAGAACATTTAAAGAGGAACAAGAATCTCCTGTACCGATAGATGATATTTTTGGATCAATGTTTAATAATCCTTCACCATGGGTTGGTTCTTTTGTAGAACCAGATGCAAATAAAAAAATAAATTAATCATTTTCATCATTTTTAACAACTTGAATTTGAGTTTTTCTTTTAACACCAAAATTATTCATATCAATAAAAGGTAATCTTTTATCATGATTAGGGTCATAATTTATTTCATGATATCGTTTAAAGCGTTCGCAACCAATAGATAATTTTTCTTGTTTTTGTGCTTTATACCAAAAAACTTTTTTTCTAATATCAGTAGATCTTAATCTATTGTTAATAACCATTACTCCATAATTATCAGTTACTTGTAGAAAAACTTGATCAAATAATTCTCTTGAAGGAAACATACCTGCATAATGTTCATATAATTTTTTTCTATTATTAATAAAATCTTCACCTAAAAGAAAAACATAATCAAAATTTGATCTTAATTCAGGTTGAATTCCTAAGGAATATTGCATTGATAAAATAAATGTTAATTGATAGTGTCTACCTTCATTAAAGATAGATAATACACTAGGATCTTTTAACCATAAATGTTTACTACTCATACAATCATCCATTATTAAAAAACATCTAGGATCAATAGGTCTTTTATTTTCGGATTTTCTTCTAGAATTCTTATCTAAAATCATTTTTTGTCTATTAAGTAATCTAGGTATAATACTTTCTTTATATTCATGATGAATAAATGTAACAGGAAAGAAATCATTATAAAATCCAGTCATTTTATCAGTTGGAGCAATAATAACTCCACATGGTATTTTTCTTAAATATCTTAATATATCTCGTATTACCCAACTTTTTCCTGAACCAGATTTAGCAATAATTGCAATTCTAGGATTTAAAAATTCCCCATTTTGATCATAAACAAGATTATTTAAATCAAATTTATTTAATTGTAGACATTCGCCACCAAAATTGACGTCCTTAAAACTAGTCATATATATATATATATTTTAAAAATCAGGCATATCTGTAAATAAATCTTGATCAAATAATGTTGTAGTATTAGATAATAACTCTTTAACCTCCTGCTCTTGATTAAGATCGTAAAAATAAGAAATAATTGTCCAAACTAGAGCACCTATCATAATAGGAACTTTAAGAGTAACATAAAACTTAGGACATATACATTTTCCATCAGTATTAGATTTTTTAAAATTTAATCTTTTATTTTCAAAATTTACATCAACATATAATACTATATAAGTAATAATTCCAGCAACGAGACCATATAATATTGGATTAGTTTTATTAATTTCCATATATATATTAATATATTTTTATGAGATATTAAATTTAGATATTAATAAATCTTTTTTTTTAGAATCTAAATTATTTTTATTATCATTATTACTAAATACATCTTCATATTGTGCATCAGTATCTATTATAAGAATACTATCAACATCAGAATTTAAATTATTAATTGCTTCATTAAAATTATTTTCTTTAATTTCTGTTACTTGTGAATTAACATCTTTGATAGTTAGTTCATTTTCAATAGAGTTTTTATTTTCATTATAATATTCAGATATTGGTTTTACCATACTATTTTTTAATTCATTAAGAATATTATTTGTTTCATTATCACTAATAATTGAGTTATTTTCTGTTATTCTAACACTATCATCTTTTTGAATATTTAAATCATAATTTACTAATTCTTTTAAACTTTCCGTTTCTGTTTTTGATAATGGCTTATCTACTTCAATTAAAATTGGTTCAACTTTAGATCCTAAATATTTATCTAAAATATGATTAACAGGAAGCATTTTTCTAATAGCTTCTTTTATACTTTGTTTTATTATATCATAACATTCTCGTTGATGTTTTTTCCTTTCAATTGGTCTAATATCATGATAATATAAATATGGAGTATTATAAAATTGTCTAGCACATTCAATATAACATCTATGTATAAACTTTTCTAATGGAATATCTAGATATTTTTTTTCAATATTAATTTCTTCAAGTTTTGAATTAGATAATAATATAATATTAGCTTTTATAACTGCTTTTAATAAATTATGTAAAAAATCACATCTACTAGCTGCTTTTATTCTAATTGTTTCATTTTCAATTAAATTAGTATTCCATGAAGGAATTCTTTTTATAAATTGTTGAAATGCTTTTAAAATTTTTTTTTCTTCTCCTTTTTTTATAATTTTTTTTGATTCAGAATAAATTGATTCAAAACCTTCAAAAATATGTGGGGATAATATATTTAATAGTTGAATTGTATACTCATTTTTGGTTTCTACTAAAAAATTCATATAATATATTATTAAATTAATTTAAATAATTTAACCAAAAATATATTTTTTTAAATATATTTTAAAATAAATAATAAAAACATTACTGAAAGTAAAAATATTCCTTTAATTAAACTTCATATTTTTGACGAGGAAAAGATTATTATAAAAAATTAGTATAAACTTATCTAATACAAAACTCAGATATTTTAAAATTATTTAAATAATTTTTATATAGTAAAATTTTAGTATTATATTTTTAGAGAAAAATTAAGTATCATATACAAAAAAAATTGAAATATATATATATTTAAATAGTTAAATATAAATATAATTTAAATGGAAGAAAAACATAACGAAAATATAAATGAATATACACAAAGTAATTTTTGTCCAAGATTATTTTGTAATCATATAAAAAAATATTGTGAAAAACATAAAAAACATTATTGTACTAAATATATTTGTCAATTATGTTTAAATGAAATTAAAAAACCTGAATTAAAAAGAGCTACTAATTTTGAAGAAGCTTATATTAGAATTTAAGCATTTGTACCTCTATCACTTAAAAATGAATATTGACTTCTAGATGCACAAACACATCCTGTACCCATTTTTCCAGAACAAGTCATATTTGTACTAATAAATTTATCTCCTAATTCACCTTCTTTAATTCTTGGATCTTTTTGGAGATCAAAACTAATAGGCCATTGACTTCCACAACAATCTGGACTACACATATTAGTGTCTAATTTATAACATCCATTTAAGTTAGATCCACTATCATTTTCGAAAGACTCTTTTTTTAAAATGAGTTGATAAATAACACCCAAAATTAAAATAACTAAGATTACACAAACTAAAATATTACTCATATATATATAAATTATAAAATATTTTTTTATTAATGTAAAAAAAACGAATTATTCTATTGGTTTTACTTTTAAATATAAATCATCTAAAATCCATTTACCATTAACTTTTACTCTAGGTTTATAAAAAACTTTTAAATTAAATTCTTTAATTAATAAGTTTAATCTGTCCACATAAGTTCTATCATTTGCTATTATTTGATTAAATTTATTTAATTTATTTTTATATTTTTTTATCGCATCATCTTGAATTTTTTCTATTTCTTCATATAAATAATCTTCAAATTCACGTTCATTAATTCTAACTTTTTTTAAAGGATCTATACATTTTATTATATATAATCCTTCTGGAGCTATAATCATTGAACCTTGAATTTTACCCAAATTATGATGATCTATAAAATGTTCAAAATCAGATATACTTGGAAATTCATATAAAAAACCTTCGCTAACTCGAGAACCTGGTTTAGGTGTTGATGGATGAGTATGAAACATATATTCAAAATCAAATGCATCAGGCATATTATCAGGAAGTAAAATATTTTCATCATATTTATCACTAATATTTTGTTTAGCATTAATTATAAAACGTTGTAATGTAGATTTACCGAAATCTAATAATCCTGAATGTTCAGAATATCTCAATTTATTTTTACTATCATAATATTTTTTATCATGAGAACCATCAACATATAATGATTCTAAAATTCTCATTTGATTTTTTGAAATTTTAATATATCTAGCATCATATTTTTTATATATTTTTGATTTTAATTTATAAATTTCTTTCATATATTAATGGATTATAAAAAATATAAATTTAAATTTAGATTATTAATTATATACACTGATAATTATCAAAATGAGAAATATAAATTAAATAAAGAAATTTATCAAAAAAATATTAAAGAATTTCATAAACGTTATATTAAATTATTAGTAAATAGAAATAAAAATAATAAATTTAAAGTACAATTAATTGGCTTTGATGGTGTTACATCTTTTGATTTTAATAAAATTTATCCTAAGAAAATTTTTGATATTATTGATAAAATGCCTATGAGTGATTATAAGCCTAAAACTAATTTGTCTCTTTATTCAGATTATGACCCTAAAACTACTATTACTGGATTAGGATTTAAAAATAAAGAAAAAGCTATTTATACACTTGATAAAATTAAAGATCAACCGATTAAATATCAAAAAAGTGTTGTTTCTACAATGATTGGTAGAGCAAAAAATCATCCTCATAAAAATAAAGATATGGAACAAGCAATTAAAATATTTCAAGATTGGTTAGATAAAAATAAGTCACATAAAGATTAATTAAAGAAGTATTTATAGAAGATGAAAAGTATATATTTTATAAGACATGGAGAAGGTTATCATAATTTAGATAACTACAGTTTATTATATCCAAGATTAACAGAAAAGGGATTACAACAATGTGTTGAACTTAAAACTAAGTTACAAGATATTAAGTTTGATAAAATTTTTGTATCACCTTTAATTAGAACAATAGAGACTGCATTAAACTCATTTGATAAAAAAAATAAATTTATATCAGTAGATTATATAAGAGAAGTTATTAAAAATAATTGTGATTATTGTGGATCAATACAAGAGAAAAAAGATAATTTTAGTAATATTGATTTTTGTGTAGATGAAATTAATAATAAGTTAGAATCAGATGAAGATGTAGAAATTAGATTAGATAAATTATTTAATTTAATAAATCATGAAATATATGAAAATATTGCAATTGTATCACATGGAGAATTTATTTTTAGATTTATTAATAAATATGGTGATTTATTAGGTATAGAAAATAAAGATTTCTTTAATAATTGTGAGTATAGAGTAGGTTTATTATAAAAATTAAAAATAATATTAAATTAAAATTTTAATTTAATATTATAATATATGGTTAATTTTTTTTATTTAGATAAAGATCCTAAATTATGTGCTCAATATTATTGTGATAAACATGTTAATAAAATTTTAATAGAAATATTACAAATTTTATCTCAAATACATCATAATTTTGAAAAGAAAACACCTCCTTATAAAAAAAGTTCTTTAATAAGTGAAACATTAGCTCCTTATGTATGGGCTTCTTCTAGTATTAATAATTATAAATATTGTTTATCATTAGCAGAAGAATTATTAAAGGAGTATAAATTTAGATTTGAGAAAGATGAACATAAATGTGAGAAAGTAATATTATGGTTTAAAGATAATTTTCCCAAATCAATTAAAAAGAAAAATAGAACTAAGATAAAATTTACAAACAATGTAAAAGTATATGGGGAGTATTTTGATGATATAACTGCATTTAGATATGTGTATGTCGATTTCAAGTGTAAAAGTGATAAGTGGACAAAACGCGGTAAACCAAGTTGGTTTGATTCGTTAAGTAAAAAATCTGAGTTAGAGAAGAAAAAATTAAAAGATAAAATATTAGAAAATGTAAAAGTTAAGTTACCTGAATTAAGTAA